TAAAAACGCTAAGAGACCTTTCTTACATGTTAGATATAGAGCTTCAGAAACTGAAGACAGAAGATATAAGACTTGGATTACTGGTTCTGCTGGTGGTGCTGCAACGTCAGATATCGATAACATGCAAGTAAACTTCTTGTCTGAGAGAGCTGTATGTACTTTAGGTGCAAACAACTTCTTCTTATTCCAAGATTAATAATTAAATAATAGGGGCGTAGCAATGCGCCCCTTTTTTAAAATCAAATTAAATTAAATCAAATGAAAAAAGAAATTCAAAGTCCCCAAGAGGGCACAGTAAAAACTACACCAAAAAAATCTACACCAAAATTTGTAGATAAACAATATAAACTTACAAGAGAAACAGCTCCTTTATCTTTGATATTAGCATCAAGGCATACTACAAGGTTTCCGCTGTTACATTTTGATGAGCAGACAGGTCTTAATAAACCTCTTAGATATGCAAGAAATCAAAACTCTCCTTTTCAAGATGAGCAAGATGATAACGCTATACTTGAACCTATTGTATTTGAAGATGGATTCTTACATGTTCCAAAAAACAATCAAGTCCTTCAAAAATTCATGGCCTTACACCCAGGTAATGGAAGAGTGTTTACCGAGGTAAATAAAGCGAAAGAAGCGGCAGAGCTCGTAGAGGATTTAAACTTAGAAGTAGATGCTCTTATTGAAGCTAGACAGCTTGATGTTGCTCAAGTAGAGAATGTAGCTAGAGTATTATTTCAAAATGATGTTTCAAAAGTTACAACTGCAGAGCTTAGAAGAGATATATTAATATTTGCAAAACAAAACCCAGGTGGTTTTATGAATTTATTAAAAGACCCTGCGCTTAAATTTAACGCTACTATACAAAACATTTTAGATAAGAACTTAATTCAATTAAGAAATTCTAAAAAAGAAGTATGGTTTAACACAGCATCTAATAAAAAGAAAATGTGTAATATACCATACGGGGAGGACCCTTTATTTATTATAGCGTCATATTTTGAAAGCGATGATGGTTTAGAGTCATATAAGCATTTAAAAGAGTTAGCAAAAAATTCGTAACTTAGTGCTTTGTTTAACGCATAAAATTTTAAAACATGCCAAAATATATAACTTTAGATACAGCTAGTGATGGCGTTGTTCACATTAATACAAATGATATTTTGTATTGTGAAACAACAAGCTCAACTGCTGGAGATATCTTCCTAAATGGAGGGTCTCACAAAATGACAGTTACTGGAACAGGTTTAACATCTGGATTCAGTGCAAACGTAAATGCTGCATTAGTAACCGCAGCAGAAACATCTTGGACTAACGCTGCAGTGCCAGTTTCAAAGTCACCAGGCTTAGTCTTTACTAGTGTAGCACTAGCAACAATTTAATAATTCCTTTTCTATCGACATGAAAGCACCCAATTTTAGGGTGCTTTTTTATTTTATGTATCTTTGTAAAAAGATTTTCAAATGATTAATTCAGTAAGAAACACAGTTCTTGCAATTATTAATAAGAACAACTATGGATATATATCTCCTAGTGACTTTAATTTGTTTGCAAAGCAGGCTCAGTTAGATTTATTTGATGAGTATTTTTATAATTACAATCAGCAAATTAACGAGGAAAATGCAAGGATGTCAGGGACCGGATATGCTAATATTAAATTAGGTTATGAAGAGGTAATTGATTCTTTCTCGATAACTGAATATTTAACTCAAAAAACCTTAAATACTAGTATATATTTTTTACCATCTACAAACACTACAGGCTCTGACTATTATTTACTTAATAAAGTTTTATGTTATTCTGCTGGTAATTTATTAGGAGAAGCGGAGAAAGTATCTCATAATAAAATAACATTATTAAATAGTTCTTTACTAACATCTCCTAATACTACGTTTCCAGCCTACACACAAGAAGGTCAATCTATTACTGTTTTTCCTACAACAATTAATAGCGGTCAAGATGTTCAGGCACAATACATAAGATACCCTAAAGACCCTAAATGGACTTATGTTACTCTTTATAACGGAGAACCTTTATTTGACCAGACAGCAGCAGACTATCAAGACTTTGAATTACCTATAGATGATTCAAATGATTTAGTTGCCAAAATATTACAATATGCAGGTATTTCAATAAGAGAGCAAGAAGTTGTGCAATATGGTTTAACAGATGAACAACAACTAGATAATCAAAAATAATTATGGCATATATAAACCAAAAAAAATATTATACTAATGATGGTGTTAACCCAACAGATTCTAATTGGGGGTCATATCAATTTGTAAGCTTAGTAGATGTAGTCAAAAATTTTCAGTTGATGTATGCGGGAAATCATGAATTAGTAAATAACGTTAATAGATTTAAAATATTATTTCACGCAAAACGAGGTATACAAGAATTAAACTACGACGCGTTTAAAGAAATTAAGTCTTTGGAATTAACAATCTATGATGATTTACGATTTGTACTTCCTTCTGATTTTGTTAATTGGGTAAAACTTTATTTGTTTCACGGGAATACCCTAAGAGAGCTTACGGAAAACATACAAGTGCAATCTGCCGTTTCTTATATCCAAACTGCATCATCCACTTTTACTTATGACGCTAGTGATAATGCTAACATTGAAGAATCAGAATTAGATAAAACCAGGAAAAGCGGAGCATTAAACAGCATTTATTTAAATCAAAACAATGAAGCGGATGTTAATGGGAACTGTATTGATTGTGAAGATGATATTTACAATTCTCGTATCGGAGCTAGATATGGTTTAAATACTGAAACAGCTAACATTAACCCTACGTTTACTATCGATAAAAAAGCTGGTGTTATTAACTTTGATTCAACCATGGCTAACAGACAATGTGTTTTACAATATATCTCAGATGGTATGGAAAATGGAAACGATTCACAAATTAGTGTGAATAAATTATTTGAAGATTATATTTACGCATATATAAGATATTCATTATTAAATAATAAATTTGGAGTACAAGAATATATTGTAAACAGAGCAAGAAAAGACAAACAGTCCTTGTTAAGAAATGCAAAAATTAGATTAAGTAACATTCATCCAAGTAGATTACTTATGAATATGAGGGGTGAAAACAAGTGGATAAAGTAAGATGGCAAACATTCAAAGAAATTTTATAGCTGGCCGAATGAATAAAAGCCTTGAATTAAGGCTATTACCTAATGGTGAGTATACAAATGCTGTGAATGTTAGACTTGGTTCTACCGAACAATCAGAGATTGGTTCAGTAGAAAACTCAAAAGGAAACACGCTTCTTACGGATATACAATTTTATAACGGTACTAAGCTTAGTGATTCTGCTAGGTGTATTGGGGTTTTTGAAGATGGAGCAAATGAAACCCTATATTGGTTTGTTCACGACCCAGCTTTTACTTTAGGAGCTACTGGAAAATTAGACATTATTGTTTCTTATAATGTTCAGACTGGAGGTATATTATATCATTTATATAGCATTGATAATGGAGGCGGCATAAACACAACACTGAATTTTAATCCTGAATTTTTAATAACAGGTATTAATAAAATAGATAATTTATTATTCTTTACAGATAACACAAATCCTCCGCGAGTATTAAACATAGATACTAATTACGAAAATCCAGCTGCTAATAATATTGGAAATCAAATAGACCAATTTGATGAAAGAGAAATTCAAGTGGTTAAACAACCACCTTTTCAAGCTCCAACTTTACAGTTAATACAATCTTCTGTCAATGACACTTTTCTTACAGAAAATTTTATTTGTTTTGGGTATAGGTATCGATATAGTAATGCGGAATATTCAGCAACTTCTCAGTTTAGTGAGCCTGCATTTCAACCTAAAGCTTTTGATTTTAGTGCACAGAGTTTTGCTAATGATGGAATGACTAATAGGTTTAATGCTGTAATCGTAACTTTTAATTCAGGTAGTGAGCTAGTTAAAGGAGTGGACATATTATATAAACTAGCCAATGATTCTACCATTAGGGTTATTGAAAGAATTATAAAAAATGAAAGAGGTTATTCTGATAACACTGACTATACTTTTACATTTGATAATAGTAAAATATTTTCTGTTTTACCTGAATCTGAAATTCTTAGAACTTTTGATAATGTACCTACGCTTTCAAAAGCTCAAACTTTAATGGCCAATAGATTGGTTTATGGTAACTATGTAGAAGGGTATGACTTAAAAGACACTTTTAATTCACCCGTTAAATTAGAATTTACTACTACAGTTATTCAATCTGAAGTAGGCGAAGTCAGTTTGCCTGCATCAACTGCAAGTTCTGGTTATACTTTAGGTGGCGTTAATACCATTCCCAATAGTGCATTAAGAATAAATTTTGCGGACAACACTGACAAATTGTTGGTTGGAGCAACCTTAAGTTTTTCAATAACATTTCAACATAACTCATGGAGTTCCGCTTCATTAAATCCCGACCAAACTACTGGCCCTATAACTATACATTTTTCGTATACACTAATAAAAGATTTAACTCAAAGTCAAACTCCTTTATTAGATTTAATAGCTGAGGATGATTTCAAAGCTAAATTTGGAACTCTTACTGCTGACATACAAACAGTAGCAAATGCACAAGCGGGAGCGGGAACCACCTTTACAGATGTATTTAATTTTTCTCTTGAAGGGCAGCTTGGAACAAATGCTGCAACTCAATATGACTTAAATAGAACTGGTAGAACTAGCTCGACACCAGCTTTGCCTTCTGCTGGTGAAGGTATTGCAGCATCAGTTATTCTACCTGATATTTTACAATTACAAATACTAGCTGCGGAATATGAAGAGACAGGAGTGGGAACCAACACTTTAGTAGAGTATTATAAAATTACTAATTTTTCTGCCACTCTAGCAGAAATCTCTAAT